ACACGTTGCAACATTTATTAAACCTGAATGGTTTGTAAGAGACTACAAAAAGATTGCTTCCTTTTGTAATGAGTGGGAGCTTGATGCACAAGACCTAGGGCTTTTGTATGACGTTAGAGAACATCGTGTGGTGTTCCCTGTTGTACATGGTGGAGTTATGGTGGACGCCACGGGCAGATCATTGGGTAGGAAGCTACCTAAATGGAAACGGTATGGAAAAAGTCACTTGCCATACGTGTCTGGTCGTGGTAAAACTGCTGTAGTTGTTGAGGACTGCGTAAGTGCTGCAGTTGTGGGCGAGAGTGATGTATGTGTTGGGGTAGCAGTGTTGGGTACATCACTATCCATTGGACACAAGGAATACTTATCGCAGTTCTCAACGACAATCATTGCATTAGACCCCGATGCATTGCCTAAGACATTACAATTCGCAAAGGACTTGCGTGGCTACGTAGATACTGTTAAGGTACTACGACTAACAGATGACCTCAAATACAGAGAGCCAACCGACTTGGCTAACCTTTCAACACTAGGAGAATAACAATGGAACTATCCCTCATCCGTAGCCTTATGGACAAAGAATTTTATGACGATCACAAGGGCGCACGTTGCCCAGATCGTTTGTTCAGCAAGGATGTACGCAAGATCAAGCAAGCTATCGACAGTGCTATGGATCGGTACGAACGCACCGTTACACCAGCGGAGATCGAAGCATTGTTTATGGCAGAGAACGCCACACTAACTACCGCTCAACGTCAGGCATACAGTGTACTGTTTGGGCAGGTAAACAAGCAAGCAGTTATGGGCAGTGACATAGCACAAGACGTTCTGTCTAAGCTATTCCAACAGGTGATAGGCGAGGACATTGCCAACCTTGGATTTGATTACGTCAACGGTAGTAAGACTAGCCTTGACCCACTGCGTCAGATGCTTGAGCTATACGGCGATGACTTCACACCCAACCTCAAGATACAATGGGAAGACATTGACCTAGATACTATCCTCGCCCTGACTGACCTTGAGTCACAGTGGACGTTCAACATACCTACACTGACACGTAAGGTTGAGGGCATCAACGCTGGTCACTTGATTGAGGTAGGCGCACGGCCTAACACTGGCAAGACATCCTTCCATGCCTCACTTGTGGCTGGACCGGGCGGCTTTGCTTGGCAGGGTGCTAAGACAATCGTGTTGTGTAATGAGGAAGGCTATCACCGTGTAGCCCATCGCTACATTACCGCCGCAACTGGCATGGACAAGCACGAGATCGTCAAGCGTAAGTCTGAGGCAATGACTATCTTCAACAAGATACGTGACAACATCATGTTCAAGGACGCCACAGGACGTGACATGAACTGGGTTGAGTCAGTGTGTAAGTCATACAAGCCTGACATAGTTATACTAGACATGGGTGACAAGTTCTCTCGCATGGCTGGCTTTGCACGGCCTGATGAATCACTCAAGGCTAACGCAATACAAGCAAGGCAGATAGCCAAGCAACAGGACTGCGCTGTGTTCTACATGTCTCAGCTATCTGCAGAGGCAGAGGGTAAGGTTGTACTCAACCAAGCCATGATGGAAGGTAGTCGTACAGGTAAGGCAGCAGAAGCTGACCTGATGATAATGATCTCTAAGAACCCTACGATTGAGGGTCAAGAAGAAGAAGACAACCAGCGTCACATCAACGTGGTCAAGAACAAACTGTCTGGCTGGCACGGCATTGTACACACAGACCTTGAGTACAAGATCGCAAGGTATGTATGTTAGTATTAAAGGAGATTACAAATGATTAGAGCAAATCTTATAGACTATATGGGTAGTGATCTATCCGTAGTTAATGCAGCCCGTGTATCGTTTGGTAAGCGTTCTACCTTTGGTGGTAGAGTAGGTGGACCTAACGTATTAAAAGAAGAAGACGCAAAGCTAGTACACTATCTAGCTGAACACAAACACATGTCACCCTTTGGTCACTGCTTTGTGTCCTTCCACATCAAGGCTCCTATCTTTGTGGCCCGTCAGCTTGTTAAGCATAAGTTCCTACGATGGAATGAGATCAGCCGTAGGTACGTCAGTGATAAACCTGAGTTCCATGAGCCTGAGATGTGGCGTAGTAAGGCAACAGATAAGAAGCAAGGCAGTGGACCAGCGTTGGAAGATCAAGACATTAACATAGCAACAACCCAGCGTATTGTTTGGATGTTGTATGAGAGCCTATTAGCTAAGGGAGTTTGTGAAGAGCAAGCACGAATGGTGTTGCCACAAAACACCATGACAGAATGGTACTGGTCTGGATCACTTGACGCCTTTGCAGATATGTGTAATCTTAGGACAAAGAATGATACACAATGGGAGACACGGGACGTAGCGTTTCAGATAGACGCAGAGATGCAGAACCTATACCCTGTGTCTTGGTTAGCTTTAACAAGAGGAATACAATAATGAAACGTGATATTAGACCAATGACAGACGATGAACGACAAGCATCCATATACAGAGGGAGAGTTAACATGCCAACTAAATCATCTAATTCAGAGATAAGATTATACAATGCCATGCAAGCAAACGACTTAACAATTGATGAGGCTATTATTGCAATGGAACAATTTAGAGACAGCTTGAATGTAGAAAAGGTAATGCGACATGACATAGGGGTTGACATGACGCAAGATATATACGATAACAACTTTGTAATACTGGATGAATGGGACACATGGTCCGACTAGAGGGAGATGATATGAAACACTTAACCCTAGACGTAGAGAACACAGTGGTCAAACGGAATGGTAAGTTACACCTTGATCCGTTTGAGCCATCTAATACATTGGTTATGGTAGGTATGCTAGATGATCTTGGAAACGAAGACATTATAACTTTTGATCACTCAGAGCAACAGCCTACCACAGAGGGGCGGCGGATAGTGCAAGACGCATTGGATGCCACCTCTCTACTTATTGCACACAACGCACCGCATGATCTGCTTTGGCTATGGGAGTCAGGGTTTGTGTATGACGGTGAGGTATTCGATACCATGTTGGGTGAGTACGTTCTGCAGCGTGGGCAGAAGCAACCGCTATCTCTTGAGGCGTGTGCAGAACGTTATGAACTAGACACAAAGAAACAGGACACATTGAAGGAGTACTTTAAGAATGGATATTCCACACGTGATATACCTCATGATGAACTATCAGAGTACCTATCACATGATCTACATGCTACCCAGCAATTGTATAATGTTTTGCAGACATCATACGAGGAATGTAAATCACTGATACCAACTATACAGTTGACCAATCAGTTGTGCATACACCTTGCCCGTATCTATCAGCGTGGCTTTCAAGTGGACATGGACGCCTTGATGGACGTTCGCACTGAGTTCGAGCAAGAGCGTAACGTACTAACCGTTGCACTTGAGGAGCAAGCTGCTGACCTAATGGGTGACAGGCCAATCAACCTCAACAGCCCAGAGCAATTGTCATGGGTCATCTACAGCCGCAAGCCTCACGACAAGAAGTTGTGGGCAGAGTTGTTCGATGAACGTATGCCTGACCCAGAGTACAGACGCAACGTCAATGCGTACAGCGAGAAGTTGTACAAGCAGAAGGCACATCAGTGTCGTACATGTAAAGGTAGTGGGCAGGTATGGAAGAACAAGAAGGACGGTACACAGTACGCCAGATCAAACAAGTGTGTTGACTGTAATGCTAGTGGGTACACGTTTACTAACAACATCAGCAGTGTTGCTGGTCTAAAGTTTACACCACCCAATGCCAAGTGGATCAGTGCTAATGGTTTTGGCACAGGCAAAGACAACCTTGTATTCCTTGAGGGCATTGCCCGTTCCAAGGGTATGAAGGTAGCTGAGTCATTCCTACAGAATGTTCGTAGGTTGTCAGCCGTAGAGACATACCTCAGTAGCTTCGTAGAGGGCATTGCGACACACGTAAAGCCTGACGGTAAGCTACATGTACGTCTGCTACAGCACCGCACTGGGACAGGCCGTCTGTCTGGCGCTGACCCTAACATGCAGAACATGCCACGTGGTGGTACGTTCCCTGTCAAGAAGGTGTTCATCTCACGATGGAAGGGTGGTAAAATTTGTGAGGCTGACTTTGCTCAACTTGAGTTTCGTGTTGCTGCCTTCTTGTCACAGGACATGACTGCCATTGACGAAGTTACGTCAGGCTTTGATGTACACAGCTACACTGCACAGGTTATATCAGATGCAGGTCAGCCTATGTCACGTCAAGACGCCAAGGCACACACCTTCGCTCCTTTGTATGGGGCGTCAGGTTTTGGTCGTAGCCCTGCAGAAGCGGCATACTATCAACAGTTTACGACAAAGTATTCTGGTGTAGCTGAGTGGCACAAGGCTCTAGCTAAAGAGGCACTCAACACTGGTAAGATAACTACACCATCTGGGCGTGAGTTTTCATTCCCTGATGTAGTACGGCGAAGGTTCGGGGGTGTGACTTATTTCACACAGATTAAAAATTATCCTGTCCAATCGTTTGCAACGGCTGACATTGTACCCATATCTCTGATATACATTGATAAGTTACTGACAGCAAACAAGCTACGTAGTTGCGTAGTCAATACGGTGCATGACTCAATTGTAATTGACATACACCCTGATGAAGAGGAGAAGGTACTAAGAGTAATACAAGCAGCTAACGACAAGCTGATACCAATCGTCAATCGCAAGTGGGGCATAGACTTCAACATACCTCTACTATTAGAGGCAAAGATAGGCCCAAACTGGCTTGACACAAAAGACGTAGCGTGATATAACTATCACTCACCTGATCAACAACAAGGAGACTTATAATATGAATCAAGTTACAACAATAGACACTAATAACTTTGCAGTAATGGCTCAAGCTATGGGCATGAACGCAGAATCACCAAAGAATACAAGTAAAGCAAGCACACTTGCACGTCTACGTATTCATCACACACCACTCATGGGTCAGCAAGAGATCAAGGGTAAGATGAAGAACGTAGAGGTAATTTCAGGTGGTGCATACAAACTGGAGATACCTGACGGACCTACATACTATGCAGACGGTGCGACTATTCGTCCGTTCTTACAACGCTTCATGTACAAGAAGTTCATCAAGGGTAACGACAATACACCTAACCGTTTCCTCAAGACTGTTATGGCTAATGACCTTAACAATGACATGAAGGACAACGAGGGTGGCTTCAACTGTGGTAAGCCAGCAGGGTTCATCAAAGATTGGGCAGCACTGCCTGATACTATGAAGGAACTGATCAAGTCTATCAAACGTGTTCGTGCATTGTTTGGTACAGTAGAGTTGATTAACCCTACAGATGAGAATGGTAATGCCGTTGAGGTAGATACTACCGCATTTATCTGGGAGATTGATAACCGTGATGCCTTCAAGACAATGGGTGATCAGTTCAACAAGCTATCCAAGATGCAACGCCTACCACCACAGCATAACATCTCTTGTACTACAAGGGAAGTACCACTGCCTAACGGTTCTAGCTTCTACGTACCAGAGGCCGAGCTTCAGCTAGGTACTACGTTGGAGATGGACAACGATGCACAAGAAGTCTTTGCTAACTTTATGGCATGGATTGAGAACTACAATACCTACATACTTAACACATGGGATGAGAACATGAATAGGCATGAGGACGTAGACACAGACACAGTAGAAGAGTTTGTGGACATCAATGAAGAGGACTTCGTGTAATGGACATGCCCCCATCAGGTATTGTCTATGACATGTCAAACGAGGAGTATCACAAACAGGTAGGGTACTCTTCGTCTGCCATTAAAACGGTGTGCAAGCAATCGCTTGCGCACTACATGGCACAGAAACCATTAGGTGATAGCCCTGCGTTTGCGCTTGGCTCTGCCGTACATGCTACACTACTTGAGCCAGCACGTGACCTAGTTACCAAAGGCCCAAAGACACGGGCATCTAAAATGTTTAAAGATTTATACAACAACAGGGAAGATGATCAAGTTGTACTAACAGAAGTTGAATACTACGTACATCACAAGATGTGCAACTCAGCTTTAGAGAACCCTACCTGTAACAAGATACTAACGGACAGCCGTAGGGTTACAGAGAGCAGTATCTTTGTGACAGATAAAGTTACGGGGCTTAACTTGAAGACACGACCAGACTTGTACATACCAGAAACAGGTCAGCTATTTGACATCAAGACTACCATTGATGCATCGCCTACAGGTTTTGCAGAGCAGGTTGGGAAGTATGCATACCACATACAAGCTGCCTTCTACGTACTGACATGTAAGAAGGCTGGCCTAAAAGCTACAGAGTTTAACTTTATAGCTGTAGAAAAGACTGCCCCTTACATCACTCACTTACACAAGGTAAGCCCTGAGTTATTGAAGGAAGCTACAGAGAAGGTAGAAGAAACTCTTGCACACATTGCAGAAGCAAACAAAAGCGGTGTGTTTGATACGGGTTGGGGTGACTACTCAACTCTTAAAGTAGGAGACTTTTAGTACTATGAATGGCAAGCAATTCTCTGCCGCCATGAAGCATGGGTATAGGAGTGGGCTAGAGGTCAGAACCAGCGAGTATCTTGTTGAACACAATATAAAGTTCAGGTACGAGCAAGTTAAGATTGAATGGGAAGACCTCATGTACCGTACCTATACCCCTGACTTTGTGTTAGGGAACGGTATAATAATTGAGACAAAGGGATTGTTTAGTGCAGATGACAGGCGTAAACATTTAGCTGTTAAGGCACAGCATCCCAAGCTAGACATACGCTTTGTATTTACAAGCAGTAGAAGAAAATTAAGTAAGGGAGCTAAGACTACCTATGGACAATGGTGTACTAAGTATGGTATACCTTTTTACGACAGGATCATTCCAGAAGAATGGTTAAAAGAAAAGGGTAAGGATATGCATACCGCATTGATACACTGCCCCTATAGAAAAGTAAAAAGGAAATAACGCACATGAAAAAAGAGAACAACGTATTTATAAGTTTCGATGCCAACGATTATATTGTGCGGCTAACACCCTTCATAGACAAGGAAGGTAACTGGACAGGAGAGATACTAGTAGGCACTATAACTACAGACGAGAACAACCTATCAGATGAAGATCACTTTAACCTAATGACTATAACAAAGATGGTATGTGCAGCAGTACCAGCAATGGAAGAAGATGAGTACGTCCGTGATACACTCAATGAGATAGTAGACAAGAGTGAAGAAGAAGAAGAAAACGAGTTGCCAAAAGCTACGATAGCTAGTATAGAAGAGAACGTCATCAACGTTAACTTTAAACAATAGGGAGTATGATAATGAATGTAACAAAATTTTCAGAGGCAGCTAGTATACTAGACAATGATACTAGTGATGATGATATGGTAAACTCACCCTCCCACTACAACTTTGCGGGAGTAGAATGTATTGATGCTATCCGTGCAGCTACAGGAGAGGAAGGGTTCTCCTACTATCTACAGGGTAACATTATGAAATACCTGTGGCGGTACAAGTACAAGAATGGTTTGGAAGACTTGAAGAAAGCAGAGTGGTATCTCAATGTACTGATAGAAGACCAAGATGATAGTTAAAGTATTTCTAGCACTTGATATAGATGAGAGTGAGTATCAAATGCCAGCAGACAATTTTATCAATGATGAAATTAGAAACGCTCTTCAAGAATTTATCTACGATGTAGATGGTATGACAATTAAATCAATTAAAACAGTAACGGAGTAGACACACATGAACAATTACTTACCAACAGATTACCAAGCCTTCATACATACGTCACGGTATGCACGGTGGCTTGACAGTGAAGGACGTAGAGAGACATGGCCTGAGACAGTAGCACGATACATGGATAATGTAGTACGTAAATCCTTTAAGCTACCGTTAGCTAAGTTTTCTAAGATAGAAGAGGCTATACTATCTCTGGATGTTATGCCATCTATGAGGGCCATGATGTCGGCTGGGCCAGCACTAGACAGGGACAACACTGCAGGGTTCAACTGTAGCTACCTACCAGTAGATGATCCTAAGTCATTCGATGAGGCCATGTACATACTGCTATGCGGTACAGGTGTAGGCTTCAGCGTGGAGCGTCAGTCCGTACAGAAGTTACCAGAAGTACCAGAGCTATACGTAAGCGAGACAACTGTAGTAGTTAAGGACAGCAAAGAAGGTTGGGCTAAGGCACTACGTCAAGTGCTTGCACTACTATGGGCAGGTGAGATACCTAAGTGGGATGTAAGTCAAGTACGTCCTGCAGGTGCTAGGCTCAAGACATTTGGTGGTAGAGCCAGTGGCCCTGCACCCTTAGTAGAACTGTTCCACTTCGCTGTAGGTACATTCAAGACGGCACAAGGACGTAAGCTATCCAGCATGGAGTGTCACGATCTCATGTGCTTCATTGGTCAGATCGTAGTTGTCGGTGGTGTACGCCGTAGTGCTATGATTTCATTGAGTAATTTATCTGATGATCGTATGCGCCACGCTAAGTCAGGTCAGTGGTGGGAGACTGCAGCACACCGTGCGCTATCTAACAACTCAGTCTGTTATACAGAGAAGCCTGACATGGAGACATTCATGCGTGAGTGGTTGTCACTAGTAGAGAGTAAGTCAGGTGAGCGTGGTATCTTCAACCGTGAGGCATCTAAGAAGCAAGCAGCTAAGAATGGTAGGCGTGATCCTAACTATGACTTCGGCACTAACCCGTGCAGTGAGATCATACTTCGCCCCTATCAATTCTGTAATTTAACTGAAGTAGTTGTACGAGCAACTGATGATCTTGAGTCTCTATCAGAGAAGGTACGCATGGCTACCATCCTTGGTACAATACAGTCTAGCCTTACTAAGTTTCCATACCTACGTAAGATATGGCAGAAGAACACAGACGAAGAACGTCTACTTGGTGTGTCACTAACTGGGCTGATGGACAATCCATTGATGACGTTTAAGAACAA